CTCCTATTGGCCATCTCTCCGCCCTAACAGGAGATATGAAGACTCTGAAAGAAACAGTATTTAATAAGTTTAAGAGAGTAGAGATGAAAAAGATAAAAAAGGCATTAGAAAACATTATAGAAAAACTACCTCAAAAATATATAATCTATATTAGGTCCATTCTTAGAGAGAATACAAAGAAAGACTTGATAGATAAGTTAGAAATAGTGATTAAGTTTTTCCAAGATTTAGTTAATATACACACTAAAAACTTTATAAAAAACAATAAGGAATTGAAAAAAATAATTCATATATAAAAATCTAATATATATATATATGAACTTTGAAAAATCAGGTTGTTTAATAGGAGAGATACGATTTAAAGGTAATACGAAAAGAAACCGTAAATTATATTTAGATTCAAACGATGACGACATAGAAGACGCTTTTACTGAAATAAAATTAAAAAACCGTAAGGAATTCATCCAACCCTTACCCAATAAGAATAAAGAAAGAGAGATTCTGTATATCTCCGGCCAAAGTGGCAGTGGAAAGTCCTATTACTCTATGCTCTGGGCCAATGAATATAAAAAGATGTATCCAAAAAATAAGATTTATCTTATTTCTTCCTTGGCAGAGGATGCGGGGTCCATTGATAAAATAAAAGACTTGAAGAAAATAAAACTATCAGAAGAATTCCTTTCTGCTGACCTCACTACCCGTGATTTCAAAAATTCATTAGTTATTTTTGATGATACAGACGTAATAAGAAATAAAAAGATACGTGAAAAAGTGATAACTATTCTAAATATGCTCTTAGAAACCGGCCGGCATTCCAAAACGTCTGTTATCTTAACCTACCATCTGCCCACAAATGGCAATGAAACGAGAAGAATTCTCAATGAGGCCCACGCATTGACCATATTTCCTGCAAATATGGGCGGAAGAGCCACTAAATATTTATTAGAAAATTATTTTGGAATGGATAAAGAGACAATAAAAAAGATAAAGAAACTCCCCAGCCGGTGGGTTTCTATTGTAAAATCATATCCAAATGTCATTTTATATGAAAAGGGGGCCTTCTTAGTCAATCATGAAGATGACGATTAATTACATTTTTAAATTTTTATATATAATATTATATATAATGTCATTTAATAACATCTTGAAAACTAACATCGATGATAATATTTCAATGTTATCTACAATTTCAGATACGGTAAATAGTCATGCAAGCACATTATCAAATCAGGAATCCACCCTATCAACCCTCAATAATACACTTACAACTCAACAGAACACTTTGACCAGTTTAAATGATACACTCACAACTCAACAGAACACTATATCTTCTTTGGAATCAACAACTTCCAGTAATACTTTCTTCGCGTCTTCTGCCCTTTATCCAAATACAATTGGATTAACAGGAGGAAATACACGAATAATTATACCATATTACGATGATTTACACACCGGACATGATACAAATATTACATCAGCCCAAAATGATATTACATCAGCCCAAAATGATATTTCAACATTGAATACTGGTTTATCTACGGCCCAATCAGATATTCTGACAAATGCTGGTAATATCACTACAAATAGTGGTAGTATTTCAACATTGAATACTAACCTATCATCAGCCCAAGCAGATATTCTAACAAATAGTAATAATATTACATCAAACAGTAATAATATCACAACTGCCCAATCAGATATTCTGACAAATACTGGTAATATTACAACAGCCCAAAATGATATTTCAACATTGAATACTGGTTTATCTACGGCCCAAGCAGATATTCTGACAAATGCTGGTAATATCACTACAAATAGTGGTAGTATTTCAACATTGAATACTGGATTATCAACAGCCCAAGCAGATATCTTAACAAATGCTGGTAATATTACATCAAACAGTAATAATATTACAACTGCCCAATCAGATATTCTGACAAATACTGGTAATATTACAACAGCCCAAAATGATATTTCAACATTGAATACTGGCTTATCAACAGCCCAAACAGATATTTTAACAAATGCCGGAAATATTACAACAAATAGTGGTAGTATTTCAACATTGAATACTGGCTTATCAACTGCCCAATCAGATATTCTGACAAATGCCGGAAATATTACATCAAACAGTAATAATATTACAACTGCCCAATCAGATATTCTGACAAATGCTGGTAATATCACTACTAATAGTAATAATATCATAACTGCCCAATCAGATATTTTAACAAATGCCGGAAATATTACAACTAATAGTGGTAGTATTTCAACATTGAATACTGGCTTATCATCAGCCCAAGCAGATATTTTAACAAATTCTGGAAATATCACAACTAATAGTAATAATATAGGTTCTCTTTCTGCCCAACAAACAACAAATACAGGAAATATCACAACTAACAGTAATAATATTAGTTCTCTAACAACCCAACAAACAACAAATACGGGTAATATTTCAACATTAACAACTGGTTTATCAACAGCCCAAGCAGATATTTTAACAAATTCTGGAAATATTACAACTAATAGTAATAATATAGGTTCTCTTTCTGCCCAACAAACAACAAATACAGGAAATATCACCACAAATTCCGGTAATATTAGTTCTTTAACAACTCAACAAACAACAAATACGGGTAATATTTCAACATTAACAACTGGTTTATCAACAGCCCAAGCAGATATCTTATCAAATTCTGGAAATATCACAACTAATAGTAATAATATATCAACTGCCCAAGCAGATATTCTGACAAATGCTGGTAATATTACAACTAATAGTAATAATATTAGTTCTTTAACAACTCAACAAACAACAAATACAGGTAATATTTCTACATTAACAACTGGTTTATCAACGGCCCAAGCAGATATTCTGACAAATGCCGGAAATATTACTACAAATTCCGGTAATATTAGTTCTCTTTCTACCCAACAAACAACAAATACAGGTAATATTTCTACATTAACTACTGGTTTATCAACAGCCCAAGCAGATATTCTGACAAATGCCGGAAATATTACTACAAATTCCGGTAATATCACTACAAATAGTAATAGTATTTCATCAATCAATACTTCAATTACTGACCATGGAAATAGAATTACGACATTAGAAGGTTCATCTGGTGGTGGTTCTTCATATTTTGAAGTAGATTCTGTTGATACCACCCAATTAAATATGATTTCACCATATGTAAAATTAAATAACCCTTATTATAATACTTATATTTCTAATTTAGAAACAGACATTACTAATAATGGAAACGATATCACAACGAATGCTTCAAATATATCTAATAATACTACATCAATTAATTCATTAAATACCACAGTATCTGGACATACTACAACATTAACAGACCATACTTCAAGAATTGGAACATTAGAAGCGGGCAGTTCTGGTGGTTCATCATATTTTGAAGTAGATTCTGTTGATACCACCCAATTAAATATGGTATCACCATATGTAAAATTAAATAACCCTTATTATAATGACCAAATAACCACAATAAATGGTAATATTACTACAAATAGTAATAATATCAGCACTAACACATCAAACATCAGCACTAACACATCAAACATCAGCACTAACACATCAAATATCAGTAGTTTATCAACACAACAGACAACCAACACTAATAATATAAGCACTAACACATCAAATATCAGTAGTTTATCAACACAACAGACAACTAACACTAATAATATAAGCACTAACACAGGAAATATCAGCAGTATATCTACTCAAATAACACAACATCTTGATTTAGACGGATCGGTAAGAAATTCGGATGGTGCCGTTTTGTCTATACATCATGGCGCCAACCAGTCCGGGATACGTATGTATAATGCAGATTCCAATTCACAAATGGATATGTGCTTTGGTGTGAGAGAGGGTCAAAATAATAATGCGAATGATGCAGGGTTAATGTTAGTCAATACCTTGAATAATAGGAAGTTGTGGATGATTATAAATAGGGATGTTGATCGTCAAATTAGTTCTGCCGGATCGACCATTTGGAATATCGATTTTTCGGCTCCTAATATTTCCTATACGATTTCGCACATCTGTTGTGTAAATAAAGCAGATTTTTTACAGTATAAGGTAGGGGCCTTAGTCTCCTCTACAAATGAAATAGTCAATTGGTTCAATGGTAGAGATTATAATAATATTGACCAGATTACACCTGATGATGCAGTGCCCCGTGTTGTTTTAACACAAAGCCAGAAAGATAAAAGAGTATTTGGTGTTTATTCATATGAAATACCATTATATGCAGATAATACATATTCTGCAAATACGGAAGTCGGGGCCCTTGATTTTGAAAATAAACTTCCAGATACAGAAACATTTATTAAGGTTAATTCAGGAGGTGAAGGTTCCCTTTTAGTTATTAATTCTATGGGCCCATTAGAAGCCGGAGATTATATCCAATCTTCCGCCATTCCTGGATATGGAGAAAAACAAGAAGACGACCTCCTCCACAATTACACCGTGGCCAAGGCTACCATTGATTGTAATTTTGAATTAAATACTACGGAATATCAATCAGGACTTTTAGAAACTGGCGAAATTTGGGCGTTATTACCTTGTGTTTATCAATTCTAATTTTACTTCTATTTTAAATTAAATTATTTTTTATAATTTATTATATATAATGTTAAATAACTATTCTTTGAATCAGAGGATAACTACTTTACAATCTCAGATAAATACTATCGAAACCCTCCCCGATCTGTATGTATCAAAGGCAGATGATGAAGAAATAACCGGTGCAAAAACATTTACAAATACGACAACAATGGAAAATACATTAGATATGTCTTCTAACCCCATAGAAAGGGTATCTTCCTTAGAAGTGGCTTCATTTACCCCTAAGGGTTCTTATTTCACTTTTGAAAAAGCCCCAATATATATAAATGGTTCAACTAATGATAGAACAAATGCACTTTATATTAACAATATAAACCCTTCTATGTTAATAATGTTGAATACATCAACAAGTAATAGTAGTCCTTGGATTTTCAATACTGCCGGCAGTGAAAATACATATAGTTTTAGAAATAACGGTGATAAAATAATTGAGTTTGATTCAACTAATGGGATCAACATTTATAAAAATACAGATTTCAATGAAACAAATATTACCGGTATTAATTCACTTACTACTATATCCTCTTATTCTTCTGATTTCTACCTTGAAAATATATATCATCAGACCGGAGGAACTATCACGTTTAATAATGATATAACCATGCCCGGATACTCTATTAATGATATTGATAATATTTCACCTGATGGTGTATATTGTGCTAATATATACGAGAAACATACATTAGGTGGTATTACATTTAATAATGATGTATCTTTCAATTCTAACGCTATAAGTGATGTTTATAATTTAGATTTATCAGGTGGTGGTATTACTTTAAATGGTGATACATCATTTATTGATTTTTCTAATGTAAATGGTGATACAATGACAATATACCGGACGGCCGCGGGCATGACTATTAGAGATGGAACAGGAACCAATAGATACGTTTTATTAGAAGATGGAACCCAATATTTCACTAACTCGATCCAGACAAGAGGAGGTATTGATAATTATTCTCAGGATATTTCTAATGTTAACGGATTATATGTAGATAATTTATATGAATCTACCACAAGTGCCGGAATAACTGCAAATAATAGTTTATCTATGAATAGTAATGATATTTCAGATGTTAATGAAATAACAACCTCAAATATTAATACAAGTTATATAAATGAAGGCTCAACAGGGGGAACTTTAAATATACAGTCTAAGTTTACAAATTTCTTATCTGATGATGGAACAGAATATCTTAAATTTGCCAGTGTTTCCGGATTTTGGAACAAAATTTTATCATATTCAGATGACGCCAAAGATTTAATTTTGGGAACTATTAGTGATACCGGAACTCTTTATAATGATATCCTTTTCCAAATAGAAGGTGGAACAAAAATGACAATCGCGAATTCTGAAACTACAATCGCAGATGATTTAACAGTTGGTGGCTTAATTACTACGACTAATTTAGTCGCAGATGATATAAGGTTAAATACTACATCATCAACAACAGATTATACTAAAACGTTATCTTATATAGATTATAACGGAGACGGAACTATCACTCCAAATATTGATGGTGTCTTATTACGATCCGATAACTGTTTTAATATCTGTGATAAGACAACAAATGTCGCAAATTCTGGGGGTGCTTTCTCATTTGTCATGAATGCCAATAGAGCAAATTTAACTATGGGGTCTAATACTGGAATTACAGAGAGTATATTATTATTAGCAGGGTCCACAACCGCTTATATTAATGTTCAAACTGATGGAGGGTATATTACAACATCTGGGGCTAATTCATATGTTTCAACTTACGAATTAAGAACAGATGAAATAACTACAAAATCTGCATCAAGTATAACTGTTAGTAGTCCTTTTACGGATTTAACAAATTTTAATGGAACTTATTTTTATCAAGATGAAGACACTTTTACCTCAACATCATATACCAAAACAATAGTATATGATAATATAAATTCATCTAATATTTTTATAAAAGGTGAAGCATCCATCTATGATGGCACAAATTACGAAACTATCTATTTAAATATTTCTGTATTTCAAAATTCAACGGGAACAGTTTTTAGTAATAATAACAACGTATCAAGTGATAATTCATTTACAGTTACAGTAAGTGCGAATACAGGTAATACGACCCTAAATTTCGCATATAGTGCGGGAACTCCTCAGTATAAGTCCTTTAATTTCACTATTCAATCAAAAGATAAAGATATCAATTCAATTTATTAATTTTTTAATTAAAATCATATTATATTATATAACATGATGAATTATAATAATAACATCAAGGGATGGACAGATGAGATAGAGGATTTATCAGAGAAATTAAGGATTAACTGTGTTAACTTGTCAGAATATCACAGAAGACGATATTATAATTTTAAAGAAATATCTAAGTATTTTAGAATACCCTTAATTATTCTCGCGTCAATCACTTCAACCTCATCGATCGCCCTCCAACCATTTATTTCACAATTAATAATATCATTAATTACTTGTATTTTAGGTATGATAATGGGTGTAATATCATCAATTGAATTATATTTAGATATCCATAATTCTATGATGTTAGAATTCAAACAATCCAAACAGTTTTACACTCTCTCCATAGATATATTTAAAACCCTCTCTCTTTCAAGAGAAAATAGAACAGATGAAGGAAAAGATTATTTGAATGAGAAGTATTCAGAATATGTAAAATTGATAGAAGCCTCTAATCTTCTAAAACGTAAATTATCAATAGATTTATTAACAGAAATTCCAAGTGATTTTAGAGATATCAATTCTGAGGCATCCAGAACCCGTCCAAATACACCGTTAAAGAAAAACACATCAACTAATACATTAAATGAAGATGACGATGACTTACCGCCTCTGTTTCCAATCAATATTAATTTAGATAAACCAGAATTAAGAAGATTTGATGGTAGAGATAAAGACAGATTTTATAGACATATCGAGGATATTGACTTTGAAGAGAATATGGAAACAGAATCTAAATTATAAAAACGTATAAATTAGATTTTTTTATAATCTTATTATATACAAATGGATTTAGAAGACATCTTCAAAAATAAGGTTTCAGAATCTTCAAGAAAACTTTATATAAGAAATCTGAAAAGATTAAATGATGGTAAGGAAATATCAAATTTCAAATTTTTGAATGACTCTGATGAGGTATTAAATAAGATTAGTCATTATAAGCCCAACACCAGACGTTCATATATAATCTCAATAGTGTCATTATTAAAAACATTATCAGATGAAAAGAAGAAGTTTAAAAAACTCTATGAGACCTATTACGACATTTTAGATGAAATGAACGTAGAATTAAGAGACCAAACAAAAAAGACTCAAAAAGAAAGCGTTGAGTGGGAAGAGAAAAAAGAGATAGAAAGTATTTTTAGTGAGAAACTTGAATTTATAAATGATATAAGAAACAAAAAGAAACTGAATGAGCAGGAGTGGAATATGTTATTATATATCATGACTGCTGGATTATTCCTGCTCCAAGCCCCCAGAAGAAATAAAGACTATCAAGAACTTTTTATAACTAAAAATTATAAAGAAGGAATGGACCAGACTAAAAATTATTTAGATGTTAAAAAAAAAGTATTTGTCTTTAATGTGTATAAAACTAAAAAGACTTACAAGACACAAATAATAGATATATCATCTAAATTACTCGCGCTAATAAAACTATATTTAAAATTTCATCCTCTCAGAGTAAATTATAATAATGGTTTATTGGTTCCATTTCTGGTTAATTTTGAAGGTTCACCTCTTCCTAATAATAATTCAATTACAAGAATTTTGTATAAAGTGTTCAATAAGAAGATAGGGTCTTCTATGTTAAGAAAAATATATCTTACAGACAAATATAAAGATGTAATGGAAAATTTAAAAGAAGACGCATCATCAATGGGAACGAGCACATCCACTATTCAAAATAACTATATCAAGAAATAATTTTTTATCATCTATAATTATATATAAATGGTTAATTGGGATTTATTCAAATCAGATTTTAAAGCAGTAGATGAGGATGAATTAATAAAAAGAATTGGAACAAATATGACTAATGATGACATAGAAAGATATTTAGGTAGTCCAAGTGAGAACTATATTATTAAATATGCAGAATTAGAGAATATAAAAAATATAAATGAATTACTGCCAATGGATAGAACATTCAAGATTATTTTGATAGAAACAGAGGATTTTAATATTGGTCATTGGGTGGCAATATTGAGATTTAATAATTGTATTGAGTATTTCAATTCATACGGTGAAAAGCCGGATAAACAAAAGAATAAGTTGATATCTAAGTTGAAAAATTTTATTTTTAATCAAGATGATAATGAATTAACAAGACTAATTAAGAATAGAGACAAGGATTTAAAATATACATACAATGATTACAAGTTTCAAAAATTAAAAGAAGGAATCAATACATGCGGGCGGTGGTTGGTGCTACGTATCCTCTTAATGCGTGATTTGAATATGGAATTAGACGAATTTAAACGTGTAATAGTAAATAATGTCATACAACATGACATATACCCAGACGCTCTGGTTTCTATCTACATTCCATAAACTAATTGGTTATAGATTTTTACAAAAATTATTTATAAGAGTATAGATTTTTACAAAATATTTTTCTAATGCTATTATATATGGTGAATTACGAGAAAGACGCCCAATGGGGAATGCAACAAGAAAATAAAGTTTTTAGAATCTTAAAAAAGAAATGGAAATTTATTAAGCCTACTGAAAGGTGGGCTAAATACGATTTCGTGTCAAAGTATATAAATATAGAGATGAAGAGTAGAAAGAATAGTTATAATAAGTATCCTACTACATTATTAACTTGTAATAAGATAAAGGAAGAAGAGAATAAGAAAATATATTTTGTATTTAATTTTGTCTATGATATGAGGCGTGATTTATCAGAGATATATTATATAAGATATCGTGAGGACAAGTTCTCAAAATATGAAAAGAAAATGTTTTCAAGAGCAAAGGAGAGTTGGGATGAGAAAGAGTATTATTATATTCCAATAGAAGATTTAAAGTTTTTATATAGAGAAGAACCGCCAGTTATTAAAGAAGTATCCAGAATACCCGGGAATAAGTTAAATATATAATATTTTTTAATCATTTAACGTAAAAATACGTTAAAAAGGGCAGAAATACCCCAAAAATAGATTTAAACAAGTAAAAATTTTAAAATTTTTACAAGTAAATATCTTAAAATGTCCGTTATATGGCCATTCTGTGGTAAATTTCTTAGATTATGGACTCAAAGATTGAATTTCCGGTATTATTAGACATATAATTTTAAAATTTTTATATTATAAATTATTATATATACGATGTCATTAAGAAGTCTTGATAATACAAAGTCTAATGTTATTTTAACCGGAGATTCTAATATTCATTCGAGCGTTATTGTTAATGCTGACCTTACCTGTAATGGCACTATTAATGGAAACCACGCCAGCGGATTATATGAAGATAACGTATGGACCGGAACTAATAGTTATAACACATCCAGGCCTACTACTAATGCTGATGCAGTTAATAATGAAGATATGGTGAGGAAATCTCAATTAGAAAGTATAAGAGATGAACTTTCAGTTGTTAATCTTGCCAATACCTGGACAGATACCCAAACATTCAATAATGAACTTGTAATGAGTGAATACGTTGAACCCGTGGCAGGAACAGATGGGGTGCCTGCTCTCTATCTTAAAAATATGGTATCTGATATTGGAACTACTGTTTTATCCTCTAATAATACTTGGGGAGGCTCTGTTATTTTCGAAGAATCACCTTATATCCAAAAAGAAATTGTTGACCTAACAGACAATACAGAACTTATAAATAAATTATACGCTGATAATGAAATTAAAGAATCTGCATTAGGTAATACCTTATCTACATATGGAAATACAAATCTTACAATGGATGAATCAACCGTAGAACAAGACGTTAGAGCACTTTTCTTTCAAGTAGTAGGAGGTGGAGGTGGAGCATCCGCTTATAACTCTAATTCCTGTTCAAATGGCTTAACCTCAGGAGTATCTGGTGGTTCTGGTGCATGTTTTACAGTTATAATGTTAGTCAATACTTCTAATGCTGTGAATACCTTTAATGTCTCATTTGTTTCTGGCACAGGTGGTGATGCTTCTATTGAATGCGGAGTGGCCCCTACTGTTGGGGGTGATTCTACATTATCCGTGAACGCCAATGATGCAGTCAGATATTACGGAGAAGATGTATTAATAGGAACAGCCGGTGGAGGAGGAGTATATAGTAATACTAATATTTTATATTGTGGTTCAAAGAAGACATCAAAGGGTGGGGTATTAACACGTTCTGCTCTTATTCCTTCTTATTTCTCAGAATTTAACGGATTAGATGGTTCACAGAATGCCGGTTCTGTTTATCAGTATGGGTCATTCTCTCTATATGGAACGGGTGGGTCTGCCAAAAAATGCACGTCATCTGCTGGGGAGGATGGAGGATATACTCTCATTGAATATTATACCTCTTAATTTAATTTAAATTATTTTTTTTAATTATCTATTATATAATGTCATTAAAATCTCTAATAGATGGTTCAATTAAAGACGATACTATTTTTAATAACACATTGACTATAAATAAAGATGTAGTTATTGAAGGAGACCTTACAGTCAATGGAGTCATTAGTGATTCCGGAGTTGCCAATGAATACCTGGCCACTAATAATACTTGGGAAGGACAAAATGAATTTGAAAATGTGCCTTCATTTACATTAGCAGTAGATGTAAATACTAAACCAACTACCCTCGACTATGCCACAACTACACTTACGAATCATGATAATGGACTGCCAAATCAGGCCAATGACTGGACAGGTAATAACATTCTGGATGAATTGCCAACACTTCAAAATGCAGATGTATTAGATGTTCAATTAATAAGAAAAACTCAGGCTGACGCAGATTTTACAACAGCCACTGAGGCTCTACTAAATGAAAATTATACATTCACTAATACGAATACTTTTGAAAATACAGTTATTAGTCCTGACCCTGTTTTAAATGCAGAATTAGCCACTAAACAATATGTGGATAATGAAATTGCCACTTTAAATACTAACGGCGGAATTGTTCAAATTTTTGAATACACAGCATCTGATACTTTCACTGTTGCTGAGATGGCAGATGTAGCATCTATGATTATATGCGCAGTTAGTGCAGGTGGTGCCGGATATGCAGGTGGGGATGCAGGAACTGTAAATTACGGCGGGAGTGGTCAATTTGTGGCTTTTCAAATGACTTCCATCGATAGAGATATTACGATCACAATTGATGATACAACCACTAATATTACTTGGGATGGTATAGATAGAGTAGTTGTTCCTGCCGGAGCAGATAACCCAGACGGCGTTTCTGCACCTAATGTTGCAGATGCACCTACTTTTACAAGCGCTGGTATGGATGGCCAAGTTGTTTTATCTAATTGTGTCGAACCCATTGTGGGTGGACCTTTATATGTTCCAAATCCACTCGTAATGAATGGATACGGATATTCTGGTTCATATAGTGTGGATGATGTAGAATTAAGAGCACCTGGTAATGGATATGTCATGATAATTGCTTTCAGAGATGAAATAGTAGTTTAGGTAATTATTAATATCATTTAATTTGTATATATAGGATTAAATGTCTTTTTTCATTTTTTGTTTTATAACCAAATTATAATGGTTATATAGAAAGAATATTTTTCATTGTAAAATCTAAATATTGATATTTATTTACATATAATATTTTTAAGAATAATACCGTCTTAACTCCTCTATTTCCTTTATAATTTCTTTCTTTGGGATCTTATTATAAGCCTTTCTTTTGTTCTTGTTGAGTCTGTGATGTTTTCTTAAAAAATCTCTGAGTTGTTTTATAGGTAATGATTTCAAACTACCCCCTGTGTATAATTCCTGACCATCTGTATTTAGTTTTACTTCTTCTTCACCTTTTTTTTCTTCTTCTTTTTTTGTATCTTCCTTTATCTCTTGTATCTCTTTTTCTTTTTCTTCTAACGGCTGGTCTAAATGTATATCTTCTTTCTCAAATAGAGGTTGGGTATATGGACGGCCTATATCCTGTCCATTAAGATTATCTAATTTATCTTCAAATGTATGATTAGAAAAAGGATTCAGAGAATCTGAATCTATGATGATAGGTTTATTTTTGTATTTCTGGGTCCAATAGAGAGAAGATACGGGGTCATTTTCAACTCTAATATCATACTGATTAGAAGGATTCTTACGTCCTATATCACTCCAATTAGTGGCCTTATTAAAAGTTATCACTTCATGATATCCGGGGTTTTCTTTATTCAATTCCTCGACATATTTTCCTCCTCTGGAATGACCTATCAGACTTATATTCTCTTTTCCATATTTGGCATCAATCTTTTTTTGTAAATCTTGATGTGTATTATAAGTGTCTGTGCTCTTGAACTTTCCATATTTGACTAAATTATAATTATCTATCCAATCTCTCCATCCACTACTTCCTCTATGCACACTGTATACCTTATTATTCTTTTCATTGACATATACCTTTACTCTATCAGTTGACAATTCAGGGTCTATCTTGTAATGTTCAATATCTTCTAATTTGTCATTGTATGATTCCTTCAACATTTCCTCTAAAATGTCTGAATTGATACTTCCTCCTTTTAAATCTTTTAATTCTCCGGTCAAGTCTCTATGTCTTTTTAATAGAGACTTGGCAATATTATTTACATCTTCCCATTCACGCATAGAATTTTTATCTTTCTTCTTCTCTATTTTTCTTAGTTGTCTTAACTTCTTCCGTGCTTCTTTTTTAGAGGGTATATGGTCAATTATCTCTCCTGATTCAACATTGAAAATCTTATACAGATTCTGATTCCTAAGTTTTCTTAAATTAAAGGGCATTATTATATATTATAATACTCTAAAAAATTATAATCTAAATATTCACCAGAGAATCTTGATAGAAAGGTTATTAGGACTGTATTTATTATCTTTCCATTCTCCCTTAATGTTTAAGGCTCTCTTTAAATACCTCATCCTTCTAATCTTATTTCCATGTTTGGTGTAATCTTCATATCTGATATCTCCAAAATGGATAAACTCATCTTTCCTTGGATGCTTTATCATATACTTTTTGTTTGTTCTATCAGATTTATAAAGAATCGCTGTCTTCCCTAAATATTTAAAGGCTTTACGTTGTGCCTTTTCTGGATTTGAAAAGAAACGTAAGGGGTCATCATATTTTGTTTTTACTGCTTCTATCATATAATATAATATGTTAGAATAAAAATTAATTGACACTATGTCGTGGTCTCCTGTCAAATTTGACTCCTTTTCTTAGAGAATGCTTCTTATCTATTGGTTCAGTAGATGGTAATTTATTAGGAACTCTGACTTCAACGTAATTTTGGACCATATAAACCATCTTTTGAAGAGATGATAAGATGATATTATCTGTCTTTTGAAATTGTGCTTTTAATGTGTTTATCTGGTCTTCATCAAACACACCCCCTGGACCCTCACTTAATACATTAAATTTATTTCGTAATATTCCCATATCTCCTGTCAAACTATTGATTTTATCCTGTATTTGTCCCATATTAGATAATGACATATAATTAAACATTTTAACTGCTTTATTGACAACTACTGATAATGCGTCAGCGTTTTTTTCAAGGGCTCCTAAATTAAATACCGCGATATGGTATGATTGTCTATCCATTATTCTATAACGTGTGAGCACATATGGGAGCATTGTCCCATTAATAACTTGGATATTTTGTTCCATTCCGTCTATAATCTTTATCATATCCTCTGCTTTCTTGTCAGCGTCTCCTTCTGAGGGGTCATAGTCGGGGAATTCATTAATGGGTGATTCTTGAAGTTTATATAATTTGTTAATTCTTTTCTTGGCCCGGTTTAGGTCCTCTTCTTCTAATTCTCTAAAATTTTTCAAAGGTATCTTCGGCATATATATATATAACTTATAATAAAATTTTATTATATAATTATAATATATAATGTCTATAAAAAATCTATTAGATGGAAGAGATAAAACTTCATTTACCATTGATGCTACCGTTGAATTCATTAATAATGTTATAATTGATGATGACTTAACTATTTCTGGAACACTAACAGGAAATGGGTATACTAATAATACTTTACTTAATGATAATGTATGGACTGGGTCTAATGAATTTCAAGGAGTAGTAGAAATAGGAGCAGGAGATGGAACATCTAATAATAATGATAATGAAATACAAACAAAGGCTGATGTTGACGCTATGGTTGGTGCGAACTCTGTATTAACAACTGATAATACATTTCCTCTGCTTCAAACTTTTCAAGCAGAAGTTCAAGTTCCTGAATCAGGGGCTGATATTGGAGATAACGTGTTAATTAATAAAAATGATTTTGATACATATATTACTACTAATCTTCAATTACCAAATGAAGCGGAAGAAAACACATTCACTGGAACTAATACATTTACTAATGCAATTATTAGTAATAGTGAAGGAACTGATGATTACCAGGCAGTCTCAAAAGAATATATTGATACTGCTATTTTGTTAGGGGGAAAATGTGTTTCAAATACTTTCGATACACCTGGAACATATTATCATTCTATACCAGACTATGATATTGGAACATTGGTTAAATTAGATATAATCTGCTGGTCAGGTGGCCTAAATGGCCATTGTTCAGGGGCCATGAGCACATTATCAGTTGGAGATATGAATGATTTATTGTCTTCTCTTGAAATAAAAGTAGGTGATGTAGAAGAAACATCTAATACATACACCGGAGCCTCTGGGTCAGAACTATTAAGTGTTCCTTCTACCTCATATGTGAAATATGGGGGCGCATATTTAAATATATGTTGGGGGGCATATAGGAAAGATAACCAGGACGGAACATATACAAATACACCTGGAAGTGCATATAGACCATCAGGTCAAGATGCCTTTTCTGGATTCTATGTAGATGGTGTATCTGCTGACCATCCTTTCTATAATGCCACAAAAGGCTATGGTGAAACGACATCATCTGGCTATATCACGATTATATCACATTACGCCTAATAATCTAATTTCTAACTATACAAGATTTTTTTTTTATTTTAATATTATATTATATATATAATGTCTCAACTCTCAAAGATAAAACGAAATACTAATCCAGATATGGTCTATTACGATATGATCGCGACGAATTTTCAGACTACTACAACAAGTAATCCTAACCTCCGGTTTATTGAAACAAGAACAAATCCCATCATTCAAAACACCGGAGAATACTATATGTCAATTATAAGATTCTCATTAGATACATATGACCTACCAAATTTTGTTTGTGAGATTCAACCTAATCAATCTGACCCTGATTTGAGCATATATTCGATAACCTTAGAATATGACGACGGAGCAGGAAATCTATATCCTGTTCAGACATACATTCAGTGGGTCCCTCAGAATAAATCATCAGCAGTTCCAAATGCGCCTGATACTACAACTTCTGGATACCAGCAATCAAACACTGATTATTATTATTGTTATCATTTCCAATATTTCATTGACCTTATAAATGATACGTTCGCGACCTGTATGGCAGATTTAATAACTGCAACTGGTGGAGCCGGAGTTTCACCAATTGAAAATGCCCATCAACCAATTATAAGTTGGGATGTAATGGAACAGAAGGCTATTATCAGTGCTGAAAATGATTATTATAATGATGATTTAACCGCTAAAATCAATATATATTTCAATCCTGCCATGTATTCATTATTCAATTCTTTCATGGTTGAAAATTACGGATACTCAGCATCTGATGGTAAGAATTTTAGATTGGTTATTGAAGACTACGAAGGGAGTAATTTAGGACAATTTCCAGTCAATGACCCCACATATGATGTAGTCCAAGTCATCCAGGAGTTTAGCACTATTGATACCTGGACGCCTATTTCTTCTATAGTGTTCACTTCTAACACATTACCCATTATTTCTAATCAGTTATCAGCACCTCTTATATATGCAAATAATGAAATAATACAGACAAGCAATAATGCTAACTTCTCACAAATAATAACAGATTTCGAAACAAATCAACAATGTTATAAACCCCAAATTGAATATAACTCTCAATCTGAATATAGACGTATAGATATGACCGGAAATACTCCATTATACAATATAGATATTGAGGTTTTCTGGCGGGATAAGTTAGGAGTGTTCCATCCTCTAACACTACCAACTGGGGCTTCATGCACTATTAAGTTTTTATTTGAAAAGAAAGACAAATTAGGATTAAAAAATGAAAATTTCGTATAAGAGATAAAAAGTTATAGAAAGTGTTTTTTTTAAAATTTTTCAAAAAAATTTTATTATAAGTATATATATATAATGGCTGACTTCAAGACTCAATTAGTTAAACAATCTGTCCTTTCAGATATAACTGACGAACTCGATTACGCCGTCTATTCTGGCGGTGCATCCAACACTTACCAGCAATTCAATGCTATCTCATCTTCTGCCTCTTCTATCACCTTTAACGTTCAGGTTCCCTCTGAATCCGTAGTTCTTGATAGAGAACTCTTCATCCAAACTGATATTAACTTCAATATTAGAATTACTAATGTTCCCGTTGGATCTGAGGCTCTCCAATGGACCATTGACTCTGGCTTCCAAGCCTTCCCTTTTTCTCATCTTATAACCACAGCATCTGCTCAAATTAACAATACTAATGTTTCTGTTAATCTTCAAGATGTATTACCTCAATTACTAAGAATGATGGATGATAAGGAACTCGGAAAATATGCTGGTATGTGTCCTTTTGTTCCTGATAAATTATATAAGGAATATGGGGATGCTTCTAATACATCTTCTAATCCTCTTTCTGGACCAAGAACTGCTGGATTAGATGGAGAATTATACGGCCGAGGTTCACAAGAATTAATCTCATATGTTGTTCAACGGCACGAAGCCGGAGCAGATGCTGTGGCCGATGCTGACCTAACATCTGCTAACTTGACTGATTACTGGGATATTCTCTGCACTGTAAGATTGACTGAACCCGTCATGCTCTCACCCTTTTTGTGGGGGCCTGGTGAATTTAACAGAGCAGGTATGGTGGGCATTAACGGTTTAAGTATCGTTCTAAATATTGATTCTACATGCAAACGTTTCTTGTCTTTCTCAAAACAGGTCGATGGAGTCGATAGAGATGTAGTAGTGTCTCTAACTAATAGTGTGAATACGAATGCTTTTGAAAATACTATGCTTCTCGTTAATTTTATTAGTTCTCAACCATCAGATTTAATTTCTGTTAGGAATGTGCTCCCATATATGGACTTTCCCCGGTATACCACATACGGGGCATCGACTATGACTGCCGGGGCCACATCTGACCTCAATTCTCAAAATATTCAATTAAATCAATTACCTGATTATTTTATTATTTGTGTTAGAAAGCAACTTTCAAGTCAAGACTGCACTGATTCTGATTCTTTCTTACAGATTAACAGCGTAAGTGTAAATATGAATAATGCGTCAGGATTACTCAGCGGAGCCACCCAAGCCGATCTGTGGAGATTGTCCGTGAAAAATGGCAGTAGACAGTCATACTTAGAATTTAGAGGCACCAGTGCATATGAAGGTGCAGGAGATGAACTCCAAACTGCTTTTAATACTACTGGAAGTCTGCTCGTATTGAATCCAGCATATAATCTAAGCCTTCCAGATTATCTTTCTAACGGCTCCGTTGGCCAATATAACTTTCAAATTAAAATGAATATCACCAATAACTCATCAGAAGAAATTACGCCTGAAATTGTTATCGTATGTGCCAATTCTGGCGTATTCTCTACAATCCAGGGTTCATCTTCCATCTTCACTGGAATTTTGAATAAGGCTATGGTTCTCGATGCCAAATCACAGGAAGAAGAAGCCATGTCTTCTGAAAAACACCGACGATTAGTAGGTGGTAGATTCTGTGATGGGATCGCATCTGGTGCAAAGAAAATGAGAGAGGGTATGAGATATATAATGGAAGGAAAAGGTGTCGTAAGTGGAGGGGCTATGGATAAATTGGATGCCCTCTGTGGATAAACATATTTTAAATCAATTATAAAATGATTTAAAAGAAAATTAAACTATATCTTGATGATGGAAATATTATATGATTTATTATATTATTCCGCCGTCCATATTATATTTTTATTATATAATATTTCCATTATCAATTATTTTTTTATTATATATTATATATATAATGAGTAATTACGGAATAGGAGATAATCCATATGATAGAGAAATAGTGAGACGTATTCAAGCACTTGAACTTAGAAAAAATGAATATGGGGAGCCTGATAAGTTCTTAAAGGGTAAATATATTACAAGTCCTCATCTTAGATATCCAATGATTGGAGGGAATGATTTAGAAGGAGGCAAAATGTTTAATATATTTGAACCTGTTTTACACGGGGCAAAAGAAGCCGGAAAAAAGGCTGTTCATTTCTTAGGGCCATCTGTTAAACACGTTGGCTTAAAGAGTGCTGAGAAAGTAGGAGAAAAGATGGTTAAGAAACTATTAAATGATATGGTTGAAAGTAAGAGCGGAGCAGGAATGGTAGATCCCACCTTAAAAAGAAGTAGAAATCATATTCTAAGTGGAAATACTGCTCGATATCCTCAATATCACGCATTAGAATTAAAAAAGTTAGATGATATGGAAGGAGGGAATCTTTTCGGAGATATCGCACACACTCTCCACAAGGGAACTAAAAAATTAGTTAAGGTGGCCAAACCCGTTTTAGGCCACGTGGCGCAGAAAGCATTACCTCTGGCAGAGAGACTGGCCACAGACGCTATGGTGGGGGCCGTGATGTCAGGTATGGGCCATGATGAAGAAAAACCTAAAAAGAAAAGAGGAAGACCCAAGGGTTCTAAGAATAAGAAAGGAGGAGCAATAATAAAAGATATTAAAAAAGGCTCCAAGATGGCTAAAAAGGCTATTAAGAAGGCTGAAAAATTACCAGTAAAGGAGATAAAGGAAGTGGCAGAAAAGATAAAGGATGTATTAGAGGGTGGGGAAGTTAAAAGAAAGAGAGGTAGACCCAAGGGTTCTAAGAATAAGAAAGGAGGAGCAATGATTACAGATGCTGATATTAAGAAAGCCTCAAAAGTTCTTAAAAAGACGGTTGAGGTAGTATTTCCAGAAAAGGTAATTGAAGAACTTGAAGAGAAGGAAGATAAACCAAAGAAGAAGAGAGGAAGACCTAAGAAGGCAGAAAAAAAAGAAGAGAAACCTAATTTAGATGACTATTTTTTGAAGAAAAAGGGAGGAGCAGTAAAGAAAGAAAAGAAAGGAAAGGCTGGTAAAGTAGATGGAAGAAAAAAAAGAGCAGAAATTGTAAAAAAGGTAATGAAGGAGAAAGGATTGAAAATGGTAGAAGCATCTAAATATGTTAAAGAGCACGGCCTCTACTAATTCAATTAAGAAGTTTTTTTTATAAAAGTATATAAAAATATATTTTGTTTTATTAATATATAGGAAATGAATATTTTAAACGAAGAAGAATTATTAGAATCAATTATAGATATAGATATGGAACAAGGAGACGAAATCAGTATTACTGAGGAGGAAAATAAAGAGGAGACAGACAATAAGAACAAGGAGTATATGAGAAATTATATGAAGAAGAGATATGATGAAAATAAAAAGGGAGAAAGGAGAAGAAGAAATACTGTCAATCTCAAAAAGAAATATGAACTTCAAGATAAATATATTGACAAATACGGAGATTTCATTTATAACATTATTAAAGCCAAAGAATTATTAATGGAGTTAGATAACGGCCTTTTTAATCAATTCCTTATTGATTATAATGATATTGAAGTTGTAGAAAAATAATTATATTATAGAATTTGTTTTTTAGAAAAATTTTTAGTTATAGAAATTTTTAAAAATATATAGAATATAGGATTTAGGAAATTTTAGTTTAAAGAAATATTTTATTATATATATATATATATATGATGACGGAAAGCAGAACCCCCCCCCAGAGTGAAAAGATGACAACAACCCCCCTTATTTTTAGAGAATCAGTGATTGATATTAGGAGATTACATTATATCCTTTCATTATCATTTGATGATATGATTGAATCTGAATTATTAGATGAACGGCCAGGAAAAGAGGTCGATATTGAGAATAAAAGAGAGTTATATAAGAAAATTAGGACTTATTGTAAGAACCTTTTGAAATCTGATAATGATATGGAATGTGTATACCGTATCAGTAAATCTTCCAAAAAGACCGGAGCAGGTAGGTTATTCTGTAATAATTCTATCCAAGGAATACCCTATAAGACAAGAGGATTTTTATTTAATCATACAACTGATGTCGATATTTCAAATTGTCATCCATCAATTTTATTATTCATCTGTAAGATGAACGGAATTTTAACACCTAATCTTCAAAATTACGTATTGAACCGTGATATGTATTTGGAATTGGTAGAACCTAAACAGAAATTAGGAATCAAACAATTAATAACTTCTATGATGAATTCTGACTTTATCAGAAGAAAAATTAATAACAAATTATTAAAGGACCTTGACAGGGAATTTAAGGATATTCAAAATTCTCTTATTGAAATTGAAGAGTATAAAGATATTTTGGAAGAATCTAAGGCTTCTAAGGGAGAAGATAACGTTAAGGGTTCTTTTATTAGTAGGGTATGTTCAAAATATGAGCAGACTTTCATTAGAGAGGCCATTGAATATTTTGAAGAAAGAAATTATAAGATATCAGCATATATGGCGGATGGGTTCATGGTGTATGGTGATTTATATAATGAACCAGAACATCTAAGAAATATTGAAGATATGCTCAATTCAAAGTATGATGACCTAAATATCAAATTCACATATAAATATCATGATGAATCAGTAGAAATGCCTGATGATTTTGAATATGAAGAAAAATCATATGAAGAAGAAGATGAAGATAATGAATACCCCAATGACCCCAAATACTATAAGAATATGATTAAGGATTTTGAAAAGACACATTTCAAAATATTAGACCCACCCACATTTTGTAGGGTCAATAATGGAATAGTGAAGACATATAATGAAAAACAATTCAGAACTCAAAACATACATATTAAATGTAATATTGATATCTATGATGGTAGAAAGGGAGATATGGTCATGAAGAAGAAAAATTTAGTTGATGTGTGGATTAATGATTATGAAGATATCAGAATATATGAATGTTTAAATTCTTATCCATACCCCAGAATCTGTCCTGATGATGAATATAATATGTGGTCTCCTTTCAGGGCTGAGATGATTCAAGATTGGGAGAATAAAGAGGAGGAATTAGAGATAATATTGAACCATATTAAAATTCTATGTGGACGGGATGAATTGGTATATGAATATTTCTTAGAATGGTTGGCTCATATGGTTCAAAGGCCCGGTGAGAAACCGGGAACATCACTAACATTTATCAGTGAGGAAGGGGCGGGCAAAAATACACTTTTATTATTACTAAAAAAAATGTTATCAGAAAATAAGGTTGCGTGCACTTCTTCTCCCAGTCAGCATGTATGGGGAAATTTTAATGCTTCAATTATGAAGGATGGATTTTTAATTTGTTTAAACGAGTTGTCCAAATCTGAGAGATTACACGCAGAAGGTAAAATTAAAGAATTAATAACAGATGATACAGTTATTATTAATCAAAAGAATGTAGCACCATTTGTGATGAATTCATATCACCGTTTCATTTCATTTACTAATAATGAAGAACCCCTCACAACTAAGAAAGATGACCGTAGAAATCTGGTCATTAGATGTTCTGATGAGTTGATTGGTAATAATGAATATTTTACAATGATATATGGTATGATAGAGGATGATAATATTATTAAAACTTTATATGAATACTTAAAGAATATGAATATTGGAAACTTCCTAAAAAAGAAAAAGCCAATTACTGAATATCAAGCAGATTTACAGAATCTCTCTACTCATCCTATTGAGTCTTTCTTAGAACAATTCACAATTAATCATTACGATGATTTAACAGTTAAAATTAGTTCATCTTCACTATTCAATCAATTCTTAACATATATCGATAATAATAGACTAAGATTTGAAATGTCTAATAAGAGATTCACGATGAAACTAAAAAATATGAAATTAGATGGAATTAGATATGAAAGAACAATTAGGGGCAGTGAATACATTATTCATATTCCATCATTGATAACACATTTTAACATAGAAAAAAACATATCAACTGATGATGGGTGGAGTTCTGATGAAGAAGAATTCTAATGAAGAAGAATTCTAAATTTTTTATTATTTTTTATATTAGGTAAAAAATGACTTAAAGAAACACTGCATATATAGGTATATGAAGAGAGAGAGAGAGCAGATATTAAAAAACCAGTTATTGAAAATGATTTACACAGAAGAAGAAATTGATGAATTCATGGATATAATTAATCATATCTATAATGGACTTATGGAAGAAAAATTTGGATATTGCGCTTATTATTTTATTTTTTTGTATGACGCGAACGATATCAGGTATCCATGCGGAATTGATATGGAATTAAATAATACATACCAAATGATGACATTTAGTCAAATGAAAGAAATTCATATTAATATGAGAAAATACTTATCAAATCTTGATGAAGGAACGAGTGATTATTATGAAATTATTAAACATATGGAGAAAACTTTGGATATTGAAGTTAACAGAAGATACAAACATATTATGGATGGAACGTGTGATTTGTCATATAGAATCTATGAACACGATATTAGAAATTATTATCAAAATCAAAATTAAAATTATTATTATTATTATTTATATTATATATTATTTATATATAATGGAAAAATTAGACATTATGGAATTAGTCAATAATCACACTTTGGGTGAATTATCTAAACTTTTAGATAATATACTAAAACCTGGTGTTAAGGAAAAGCAGACATTAGGGGAAGTATCCACTCCATATAATCTACGTCAGGAGATGTTAGATAAGATGCCTTCTGAATTTTGGGGCGTATTGGATAATAAGATATTTGAGCCATGCTCCGGAAAAAGCGGGTTTTTGGTAGATATCGTGGATAGGTTTATGGAGGGGTTGAATGATAAGATTGAAAATAGGGAAGATAGGTATAAAAAGATATCTATTAAGCCAAGAATTTAAAAAGTTTATATCTTCTTGTATGTGGTCTAATTATAGGGTAGAATGAAGAATATTTACATATTTAAGTTCTGAATTATGGAAGGGGAAGATGTAAGAAGAAAACAACTCAAAACCGCGGTTTTAGGTTATAACCTCTAAGAGTCCTGACACATTGACTTTTAAAAAAGGGCACCTATGATAGATTTGACAGATTTAAGGTATTTTCAACTTATAAATATTATTTCAAAAATTAAGAACAAAGATAATTTTTAATTCTTTTTTTTTTTTTTATTTTCTTAAAAACCTGCCAATCTGTCAAATCTATCATAGACTTATAGTTTTTCTTTTTAGTATATGCCCTTTTAGGTTTTTTAACTTCTTCTTCTATCTGTCATCATCTGTCAATATCTTCTAATATCCGCCATATATGCC